GGTCTGGCCGGGCTGCATATAGATCACAATATCGCCGGCGAAGATGGGCAGCAGGTTTGTGGAGCCGTAGTAGGACTGCGGCTTGACCTGAATGCCGCTGGGGGTGATCACGCCGTCGATACCCTCGACCAGCCACTCGCCGCCAGATGTCAGGATGACGAGGTCGGACAGGGAGACGAAGTGCCGGATCTCGTTGACCTGACGAGAGGCAATCGTGACCGTGATCGCGTCGTCGTCCTTCTGCGGGCTGGAGAAGGACATGTTGCTGATGTTCCCAGTCTGGGACATGAAGAACTTCTGCGTGGCGTTGTCCGTGTTCCCGAACACGCGGCGCTGCTGATGATAGGTCACTGCTGACGGGTAGTCGCCGGCAGCGTTGAACGGGTTGCGCGCCTTCGGAGGCGTATCGGTGCCGTCAGGGTCTATGTTGTCGTCGTTGAATGAAGTGCCCTCGGCGCGGCCGACGAAGCCGTAGATGCCGTTCTCCTCCCTATAGATGTTGTAGGTGCCCGCGCCGGCGGCGGCGGTCCACGTCACGGTGTTGTCCCAGCCGGCGTCCTTGCTGGTCGAGCTGCTTCCCGTGGCCGGAAGGCTCTCCTCCAGCGTCTCCTCGTTCACCGCAGTGACGGCGTAGGTAAATGTGGTGCTGCCGCCCGACGCGCTAACGGACACCCCGGTCGGGGCGGCCTGAGACGGGGCGAACGAGATCACTGACAGGGACCATGCGTCGTGGTCGGTACGCGTCAGGTCGCGCGGAGCGTAGCTCGGGTGAACGATAGTCATAACGTCGGCCGACTGGACGTACCGAAGATCGAACACATCGGCCGCCAGATACGGGGTGGCCAGCTCGAATATCTTGTCGGCCGTGCCGCCGGACGTGTACGCCGTGTATCCGCTGCCGTCTATGTCAGCCCCTGCGCTGTTCTGCAGGCTGAAGGTCGTCGAGGTCAGGGACGTGATATTGAACGTGCGGCCATTGAGCTGGGTCATGCCGACAACGCCGGAGATGTAGACACTCTCCCCGGTTGACAGGCCGTGCGCGCCAGACGTTGTGACAACGACGGGATCAGCCGACGTGGCACCAGTGATGGTGAGAGACACCGAGGTATCCAGAACCTGTCCGCCGTCCTTGAAGACCCGAATGTACTGATCCCCGAACTCTAGGATGTAGGTCTGGGTGGTATTGAACTCGAACGGGATCAGCCGGGTTGTCCCAGTGCCTTTGGTCTCGGCAACGAACTCCAGACCGGATCTATTAGTCAGCCCGCCGTGTACCTGCGGAAAGAAGTTCTCGGCCTTGTAGACCGAGGTCTTGTACTTGTCGATGTCGACGCGGGCGGCAATGGCATCAGATACCTCGCCGCCGGACATATTGGGCTGGATTACTTTGACCATCAGACGCGCGCCCGGATCCACTCAGCGTCGGGGATAGCCTCCTCTACGCCCTCGTTGCTGTCGGTCTCCCACGCGCTGTTCAACACAGCCTGCGCCTGCTGGTACAAATCAGAGGCAATCGACCGCTCCCCTATCAGAGGCATCACCAGACGAGCAGCCAGAGTGTAGGAGAAGGCCATGACGAACTCTGGATCGTAGTCTGTCGTGTCTTCGACGCGCATGGTGTAGTAGATCTCGGGCTCTTCGAGATCGCAGAGGATGACGCGCTTCCCGGATGAGTTGCGCGCCACCTCGAACTTGACCTTGGGCCGGTCCTTACCCAGAGGATTAACAATACCCAGCAGGCGGACGCAGTCTGTCGGGTACAGGAACATGTAAGTCCAGTGACCCGGCACGGTGCCGGCCAGAGCGGCCGGGCTCGTGTATTTAGTGGCGAACGCCCATGGGTGCTGGCGCAGCAAGGCATCTCGCGTGTCGTCAAACAGAAGGTTGACCTGCTCAGCCTCGGGGGTGGCCTCGTTGATATCACTGATATCGTACCTATCCCCGATATGCTGGAGGGCCAGCTTTGCGATTTGGACCTTGCTTGCCATGGCTTAATCCTCGGACTTGGCAGCCTTAGACCGTTTGGTGTCTGGCGTCGGTTTGTAATCGCGCCTCGGCCGGCTGTAGGGTTTGCCGTCGATGCTCTCGACATCATACTTCGGAAGCACGATGTTGTCTGCGACATCGTGCGCGGTCCCCTTCCGGTACCGTCTGTTACCGTCGAAGAAGTCCTCCCGGAAAACTACTTTAGGCATTTCATGTCTCCTCTATGCGGGGGAAATGGTGGGGGCCGAAGCCCCCACCACCGTTTTAGTTGGCTGCGTCAGGATACGCCTTCCAGCCCTTCGGATCGAAGGTCAGGAAAGCGTTGATCTTGCCCGCAGTCAGGGCCGCCGTGCCGACGTTCTGCTGGACGCCCAGATACCGCTCGTAAGCGACAGAGCCTTCCAGAGGAACGGCAACGACGATCTCGTAGCCTGCAACCAGAGACGCCTTCGGAATGGCGGCGCTGGCGTAGTGCAGCGTCTCCGTACCGTTCGCCGCAAGAGTTGCGGAGCCGTCGGAGACAAGCTGGAACGACACAGTCGCCGAACCAGCCGAAGTGACCGCCGTGTCCACCTGAATAACCAGATAGAGCGGCTGGCCGTTGCCAAGATCCTGCGGCGTAGCGCCGAGGTCGATGACATCGCCGACGGCCGCAAGGCCCGTCCCGGCGGTGCTGAGCGCGGTGGCATCCGCAAACTCAAGTTTCTCGTCCATAATCATGGCGATATTTCCTTCCTTCTGGGGTTAGGACACGGTGGCTTCGTTGGTACGAAGCGCGTCGCAACGGCGGATCGGAATACCGCCCCACGAGGTCTGCATCGTACCGCCGACCATATCGACCGAGAGGGTCGAGTTGGCCACCGCGTTCGAGGTCTGACGACGGAGGAACGACATGACCTGCTTGTCCATGTACCACGCGCAACGGCCGGCCGAGGTGCTCGGCAGTTCCGTCCACGCCTGATGCATGAGGTCGTTCAGGTCAGCGCCCGTCGAGATGTCGGACGTGAGCAGCGAACGGTCGATGTTGGCGATGCGCACGACATAGCGCCAGTCGCGGACAGAGAGGCCCACGTCCCAGCGATAGTGAGTGCGGTACGCCTGCATGCGGCCGTTGTTGCCGTCAGCGTTTTCGATGGTGACTTCACCCAGATCGCGCTGCTGGATGCCGGCCTTCGAGCCCTTCGGGATGATGCCGTGGCAGGTATTCGGGCCCCAGCAGATCAGCCAGACGGAGGCATTATCCGAGCCCGAACCACCGCCTGCAATGATGTTGTCGCCATTCTCAGCCGACAGGCTGTTGTAGCGAGCAGCAAGGCCGGTGAACTCTTCCGGCGCAGTGCTTTCATCACCGTAGAACAGGGTGGAGGCGAACTCCTGATTCATGCCCTCGATGTGCGGACGGTCTTCCTGAAGACGGAAAGCGGCAGGGTTGCCGGCCATATCGACCAGCGCCTTGTCCACTTCCGAGTAGTCTTCCATCATGCCTGTGTTGTCCGTAACCTGCACCGCACGGCTCTTCGTCGGCTGGACGCCGCCGTAGAGTTTGCGCCACGTCGGGGTCGGGAGACCCGAACGGATCGAGGTGCGGTGACCGGTCGTCAGGTTGCCCTCAAGGAAGGTCATGTCCATGAGGATTTCGTTCGTGGCGTTGAGGATTTCCACAACGTCAGCGATGGACCCGTCGGGATCAGTGACCTTCGCGAGGTCAGCGAGCGTCGGGTTAGAGGTGCCGAGAACTGCCATAATTAGCTCCTTTACTCAGCGGGTTTGAACATAGTGGGGTATATCCTCTCGTATCGGTTGCCGACTTCGGCTTTCGTATCGCCGGTAATCAGCTCGCTCTCCGAGATGGCTTTACCCACCCGATAGAACAGGCGGATAACCTCGGGGTGATTGCCGAGGCCCAGCCCGTCGGGGTTGCTGGCTGAGGGGCTGTCGATCAGTTTAGCCAGCTCGGGGCTGGCGTACTTCTCCATAGCCTTCTTAGCCAGACCAAGGTTCTCGGACAGCTTCTCGCCACCAAGCTCCTTGTCAACCTTAGTCGCGTCAGCCCAAGACGAAATACGCTCGCCATAAGCCTCAGCCATCGACTCCTGCGCGTTTGCAGAACGCTCGATGTCGTACTCGATGAGCTTCTGGAACTGGTCCTGCGAAAGGCCGAGGCTGTAGGCGTATTCGCCGAAGGCCTCGAGTTTCTCAGGGTCAATTTCCAACCCATCTGGCGGCGTGAACTCGTATTCCTCCGGTGTTCCGGTGGCCTCGTCCTCGCCTTCTCCGTCACCCCCGTCACCCGACAGCAGGGTCTTGGATTCCTTCTCGCCGCTCTCCTCAGCAGCGACTTGTTCTTCGGTCGTCTCCTCAGCGGCAGGCTCCGCTACCTGCTCCTCGACCGGCTCCTCAACAATCATTTCTTCGTCAGCCATGGTTCTCCTCCTTAGGGCTGGTTCAATGTGTAGACGCCAGCGAAGCTGGCAGACACTGGGTTGTTGTTGCCGCTGCTAAATGCGCGGCACTCGATGTCCGTCTTTTCCGGTATCGCGATTGGTATACTCAGGTCGGTGACGTAAGTGCCGCTTTGCAGCACGCTAATGAACAACGTCCTGAATACCCCGCCGAACTCTCGCACCCTCAGCTTCGTGGTCAGATAGGTGTTAGCCAGCGATACAGCAGCCGTGAAGTCCACCTCAGAGAGGTAGAAGGTGTAGCCTGCCGGGACGGTCCAGAGAGCCAACTGCGTCTGATTGTCAGTGCCCAAATTGGCGAGGACGTTCCCGGTCGGGATGAACGA